TATACCTTCGTTTTGGGTGAATGTATGTGTTTTGGGTCGTAAACTCATGACCACGAATGCAGTGTGTCTTTCTTGCATTCTTAGCATGGTTACTTTCTCCTCGCATAACATTCTCCACTAACGATATTGGCTCTAGGTGTTCGGGGTTGACGCACTTCCTGTTACGACATAGGTGGTCTAAGAACTCATCGTTCGACAATTTCTTTACCAACATTTCGTAAACAACACGGTGTGCCATATGACTTTTATTGCCATATGTTCCGTAACCAAATCTGGTTACATGCCCATTCCACTCCCAACAACCACCACCTAAATCAGCTCTGCAAAGAACTGACTGTGGGTCATATGTTGGTATTGGTCTTGCCGTAAGTGTTGCCATATGTATTATCTGCTCCATCGGTTGATTTAATTTATTGTGTTAGTCCCAGACGCTATCAAAGTCGGCTAGGTCTTTGTCAACCTTTTCCTCTTTGGGTGCTCTGGTCGGCACAGTCATCGTTTTTGACCTTACGGCCTGTTTGTCTTTAACTGCTTGCCTTACACCAACTCCTTGAATCCTCCGAATAGAGTCAGCTTTCTTTTGTAAAAATGTTCTTATGTCACCACGAACTTGGATTGGATTACCGTTATTGTCGGTATCGACATACATTGCTACAAAGTCGTCAACAGCATTAATTAGCTCCTGTTTCACTTCTGGTGAGCCAGTTTTGAATAAACCAATCTCGCTAATTGCTCTGTCTATTCCTATGTGCAACTTCTCCTCGTTCATTGCAACACGCTCGCGTTGGAGTAATAATCGTTCAACTTCTGCTTTACGCAAGGTTAATTCCGATTCGTCTCCTTCGGCTTCTTTAAGGTACTGCTCAATGCGAACATCTTCTTTCGCTTGGGCTATTTCTTTTTGCTTCTCGCGGTCTTGTCGTTCAGCTATACGCTTTTGGGCGTATTCCTGATTACGAGCTTTGCGGTCAGCATCAGATTCTTCTTCGGTGTCGTCAGATTGCTCTGGCTCTGTCGTAGATTTATCTGCGTCATCAGCATTTGATTGTTCTTCGGTTTCAGTTTCTTCGCTATTGGGCGATTCTTCTGATTCGTCAGACTCTTCTGTTTCATCGTCGTCTAGTGATACTTCAATATCTTCTAGATCAACATCTGTGTCTGGAGCTTCATCAGTTGTTGATGTGTCGACTTCTGCTGGTACTTCAGCGGGGGCTTCAGCAACAGTTGTGTCGTTGGTAGATTGTTCATCTGCCATAGTCTCTCCTTTCTATTTCTGCCATTTTACAGTTGGCGTTACTGCTACTCTTAAAGTGAGTGACCCTAGTGCTGGAGGATGCACTGTGAGAACCGTCTATTTGGGGCGGTTCTCACGCTACACCCTAGCTATATTTTTTCTGTCGCTTGTATGCTTCGTGATAAGCGTGGCTACTCCCTTCGCAAGTCATCATCAAGCCCCTATCGACCCAGTTATGCTGTTGAGGCTTTAGATTATCTAGTTCTAGGCTGTATTCCGATTGCCTATTCATTAAGTTAGCTACTTCTTCGTAGGTCATTTCGGCTTGTTGGTCTTTTATCTCAGCTTCTTGAGCCTGTTTGGTGTATGGTGTGTATTCTTCACTGTTCATCTTTAGACTTCTTTAGTGGTTTAGCTTTAACAATTGCTCGTAAGTCGTTTTGGAGTAGTAGCATTCGTTGGTCAGCAAGCCTTAGCCCCATTATTGTTGCTTTGACATCTTCTTCTCGCATTTCCATATGGATTATATTGCCTAGTTCACCGGCAATTACTTCGCGGTGTCGTTTAATTTTATCGTCAAGTATCTTAGCCACTGGCAGTATCTTGCTTTGGTTTTCTAGTTTGGCTTCATTCTCAATAACCTTACGGCTTTTAGCAAAACTGGCTGAGGTTTGGCCACTGTATAGGATTGAATCGTTAACCATTGTTGACCACCTCTTGACTTAGCATATCTTTTATCTCGGCAATACCCTCGTCATCTAAGCCCATCAGTTCACCCTCTCTCATCGCTCTAGCTACATTTTCTGGTACTTGGTATTGCTTCATTATCTCGTCTATAATCGCTAGCTCTTGTTCGGGTGCGTTTTGAGGTTGATCGGGGGCGTTTTCGGGTTCGGTTGGTACTTCTGGTTGTTGAGCTTGCATTTGTTGCTGTTGTTCGGCCATTTCTAGCTGTTGTTGGTCTTCTGGGGTAATGTCTTGAATTATCTTGTCGTTATCAGAGGTTAGCTGGATGATTGAGCTAAATAGTTCACCCAAATTAAGCCGTTTTCCAGCTTGCATTAGTGATTGCTCTAGGGTTGGGTCACTAGCTCTTAGCTCAACTATCTTTAGTAGTGATTCTAGGCGTTTCTCGTCGTCTTTGGCCTTGTCTAAATCAGCGTCAATTTTAAAGTCAAAGGTTGAGCGTACCTCATCCCATAACACCTCAAGTTCGTTAGAGTTTATTAGTTCGCCGTTCTCGTCCACTGGCCAGTCCATACCACCTTGTACTAGCAGTTGTCGCTCATCATCAGATAGCTTTACTAAATCAGTCCCCTGCATATTGGCAAACTGGATGTTTATCATACTTTTAGCAACTGCTTCGTAGGTTAGGTATAGGTTATCTTTGAAGTCCTCGTCGTCAATTGATAGGTTCTGTTGTTGGAATTTTACCCCTGTTGGTGTCTTTGAATAGTCAGTATCACCCGATCCTGCTGCAATTGAAGTATCGCCAGTCGGTATCATCTGGTTGAGTGATATTTTGTACATACTTATTCGGTTAGGTAGTTGCGAGTATATCTGATTGCTTAGTTCTTCTCGGCGTATCTGAGCTTGACCTACTAGCCATTGTGCATCTTGCTCATAAACAATTGAATCTAGATCTAGACCGTCAGTATCACCAGCGATTGATACTGGTGGTCGGAGTCCTAGTTGGGTAGCTAGTATATCGGCTTGCCTGAAGTAGTCTAGGGCGTTCTGAGTACCGCCAGCTAGCTTAACAATGCCCGTGCCGTAAGGGTTTACAAAGTCTTGGTAGCAGTAGAGGAAGTGGACTGGCATATCACCAGTCGGGTCTTGGTTAGTCCATTCTCGGGCGTTCTTTTTGCTCTTTGGGTAATACATATAGAATGGTGCATTTACGCCCCGTTGGAAGATTATGCAAAACTTTATGCCCTGTTGTTTTGTGCTTTTTTCATTGCGCCTGCGGTGGTCTTGGTCGTTGTCCCTTTCGTCTTGGGCGTTATCTTCAAGAGCTTGTTTTAGTACGTCTTTGTCCCAGTTATCGTAAGTACCTTCACCTTCGGTGTTCTTGTGCTTCTTGGCAATATCTAACATCTCTCGTACCTGCTGTTTAGTGTAGTAAACATCCCAGAAGATTATATTGCTGTCATAATCAGATACTTTGCCAGGTTCTAGTCTGACATCTTGCGGTTGAGCAATTATAAAGTCTGAGCCGATGTAGTCGCCCCTCTCAACAAATAGGGTGATTATTGGCACTGATCCGTATATAGCCGATTTTCTTACAGCGTCTTTCCATTTACGAATAAATGGTGCTTGAGAGTTGGCATTAGGTATTATTGTATTCTGCCAATGAATTGTCGCAAAATCACTTATCCACGATTCGTCTCGGTCTAGTGATTTGGCTGTGCCTGTTAGCTCGTTGCTAACTATTCGTTTTGGTAGTTTATAAAGTGAGGCACTTAGCGTGCCGTCATTGACCTCTGGTAAGCTCGGGTCAAGGTCGTCAATTAAATCGTTATCGGCTAGTCGTTCAAACTCGTGGTAATCTTCTCGCCACTGGTCTGATTCTTGTTTGCTTTGAGTGTAGAGCTTATGTAGCTCATTAGAATCGGTAATATATTGCACTGGTCGTTACCTCTTGTTGGCAGGTGTAACGACGACTAGGCTACCTTTAATGGTAATTATACCATATTATTTATCTATTCTTTTATGATAATTCTCAGTCACCCAAGTTATCTGTATCATATAGGGTTTTTTGAATTTGTCTTTCTTGATGTTGATGTTTACGCTCGGGCTGTCGCCTTTCATTGGTGATAAATTCGCCAGCAAGTCTTTTAACCAGTCCGACTCGTTTGTAACTATATCTTTTCTGATGGATACTTTGCGTTTGTTTATTATGCCGTTGTAAAAGCCCGTCTCGTTTACTGTCGTCGTGCCATCTGAATTTGTTTCTTCCCAGTCTACCGTGCCATATTCTGGTTGTTCGTTCATCCTTCTACCACCTTTATTTCTAGCATATAGCCACCTCCTGTTTTAAATAGTTCTTTGCCGGTTGGTTCGGCACTAGGTTCTTCTTGCAGTCGTCCAAACTCTTTGAATTGATCGGGGGTTATTAGTAGGGTTGACGGTACAGCTTCTTTAGTCCAGATTGGGGCTTTGCTTATCTTCTCATCGCATAATTTGCTAATTTTCTTGACTAGTTCAACACCTGTTTGCTTAAAGTGTCTAGCGTCAACTGTTTTATAGTCTATTTTCATACGTGAAACCTCGCTTTCTTTGGTTTAGGTCTTGTTCTATGGGGTATATCGTAATTTTCTTTGTAGCCCATTGCTAAATAGCGGAAGGCGTCGGATCCGTGACTAGACCAGTCGTGTCGTGGTCGGTTGCGGTATATTTTCCGTTCCTCGTCAAAGTCTTTGGAGTAGTTAGTTAGTGCATCTAGCCCTCGTTCGCATCTCTTTTCATCAAACCAGCATTTGCCAATTAAGTTTCGTACCGCCTCAATGCCGTCTTCTACTGATTGCATTGGTAGTATCTGGGCGTTAATGCCATATTCTCTGGCCACCTCTTGTCTAGTTTTGCCAGTGCCTAATTCTTTAGCTTTACCATCGTGCGGAAAGTAGTGTCGGCCATAGGCGTAACCCTTGCCGTTTAGGATGTTGCCATAGTGAGCTAATCCTTCGCCGTTATTCTCGTAGTAATCTATTATGTGTATCTCTTTGCCAACTGTCTGATAAAACCAAATAGCAGTTGCATCACCAACACCTAAGTCCCAAGCGGTATGAACCGGTACAGCGCTGTCGTATGGCACTGATGTTATGCGGTTCTCGTCTCTGGCCCGTTTGATGTGAGTAGCATAGTAAGCCCCCATTACTGGCGCGTCAAAGCTGGTCATAAACTCTTGTTCAAATAAGTGATAGTCACCGTACAGCTCAAAGTATTCGTCTCGTATCTTGACCAGTTCTTGACTACTAAATACGCCACAGTCTTCAGCGTTCAGGTGTTGGGCATACCAGTCAGGGTTGTCTCTAGCCTGTTCTAGTAGTCTCTTAGCGTGGTTAGCACCTCTTGGCGTAAAGTTGAACCAAGCGAAACCTTTATTCTCGGCAAGTATCGGTAGCACATAGCCCCAGACCATTGGGTCAATTAGTGAGTATTCACTAAATACTACTCCAGCAGGGTTAGAGCCAACTACCCTGTCGATACTACTCGCGCCGACTATTTGAATTGTTGAGCCGTTGACTAGCTCTATCAGCATTTCAGTATTATTGGTGCGTCGCACAATATCTTTGGGAGCGTGGTCAATCGTCCTGAACCCGTCTTTGTCTATATTCGTCCAGAGAGCTTTTTTACCTTGATTGTATTCAGGGAAGATGTAGAAATAGTTGCCCTTACGCCGAACAGCCTTCTCTATTAGTTTGTTATACATCGTCTTATCCTTGCCGTGACGGCGAGGCCATACTGTTACTATTCGGAGTAACTTATCAGCCACATTCCAAAAGCCTCTCTGATATACTCGTGGCTCAAAGTGATGTGGTAGTACTGTTTCCAACTGTTACCACCTATTCTTCAAAACTCTTAATCCGTATCGTTAATTCACCGGTGTTGTTCTGATCTATAGTTTGTGGAGCTTTACCCTCTGTTCTGTCGGTAACCTCTTTTAGATAAGCTAAGTCTTTTCTAGCTTTTATTTGGGCGTTGTATGCTTTTTCTTGTGCCATTGTTCTCACATCTTCTGGGTGTTTGTTGATCCATTCCTTGAATTCTTTGACGGTTAAGCGATCCATCATGTTTAACTGATACGTGTAGCTATCGTTTTTGTTCCATTTGCCATTGCTACGATTCTGAGGATTATCGACAAAACCACCTTTGCCAGTAGGGTTTGGAGGATTAACTTGCTTTGAAGTTAGTGGTTTATTTGTCATTGTGTTGCCTCGATAGCAGGTGCTATTTCTTTGCGTATCTCTAGGAAGCGTTTTGGTACGCCACCGTTGTTTCTTGGATTGCCGTTTGGCTGTCCGAACTGTTTATCTTTCGGTAAGCTATCTGTAGGATTGTACTTTTTTTTCTTCGCCTGTTCTGAGGCATTATTTGATTGTTGGTGTGCCATCTTCCCAGCCTTCCTCATCTCCGTCATTAATAAACTTCCAGTAGCGTTTGCGGATTACATCTACATACTGTTCAGAAAGCTCCATGCCGTAGCAAGTGCGGTCTGTTTGTTCACAAGCTATGAGGGTTGAGCCTGAGCCGAGGAATAGGTCTAATACCTTGTTGTTTATTGCGCTAGAGTTGTTTATTGCCCTGGATACAAGTCCAACTGGTTTAGTCGTAGGGTGAGCTACTAGGTAGTTCCCTGCTTCGTTAAACCTTAAACCATTCTCATCTCTTGAGTTAAAACTACTACTCTTGGCGAACTCCCAGACATTTGTTTCAGCCTTAGTCTTTAGTTCTTTACCATTTGAATAGTAGGCTATTGGCTCAAACCTACGATTATATTTATTGTCGGAGTAAAAACTAGCACTGTCTTTTACCCATATAATTACCTCATCTGGCTTACTACCGAAAGCATCGTTAAACTCTTTTTGATTAAGTACCTCGTAGCTTATATAGATTGAGCCTTTACAGTACTCTTTGAGTAAAGCGAATGCCATACCTAGAAATGATTGAAGCTCATCACCTTTTAGATTATCGTTTTGTATTTTGCCAGTGAACTTGCCTTTAATGTCCACCCCATAAGGAGGGTCAGTAAACACCATATCTGCCTTATTGCCGTCCATGAGCTTCTCTACGTTCTCTTTCACTGTAGAGTCCATACAGCCAA